ATTGCAGCTCTTGCATGCGGTGACCATGTTGTTAATATCTATCGCTAACTCTGGTGCTTTGCTGACTGGGATGATGTGATCTATTGTCATCTCTTTGCCCTCATTGCCACAGTAGTAGCATGTGTAACCATCTCTAGCTAAAGCCTTGAGTCTTACCTCTTTATACTTACGACTAAGGCGTGGGTCACCCTTTTTACTTGCCACTTATCTTATCCATAACTACTGATATGGCTGTGAGTATAGCTGCTACTAATATCATCTCGTTCATCAATGCCATCCCTTCTTTAGATAGTGCGCATAGGCTAAGCATGTATCACCCTCATATCTATGCTCTATATAGTCTATACCAGCATTGACCTGTTCTATCGCTGACATATGGGCTACTAACGGATTCTTTAGTTGTGGTATCCCATACGCTTGTTTATCTCCATGAGGGTTACCTATTGCATATCTATTAAATGCTGACTCTTTCCCATATAACTTAATTAAACATAAAGCTTTGTCTTTAGAGTATATGGATCGTATGTATTCTTTAGGTGTGAAGTCATGTAGTCCATCTTCTAAAGGGCTTGCCCCTGTGAATATAGATATGGCTAAACCTGTGAAACTTAGAAAGGCTACCGCGCGAGCTAAGCCGCTTAGGCGGCTCGCGCTATTCGCTTGAGGCGAATTAGCCGATAGACTCCGAAAGAATAGGTTTAAGTTTATCATATTATCCAAGCATCTCAGTAAAAGTGCTGGTCAGACCGCGTGTCGGACTAGCGGTTATCCGTAGAATAGAACCCTGTGCCCTTGAATATAGCTGCCGGTACTGAGCTATAGACCTTGTTCATGGGTTCATGGCAGAATGGGCAATCTACGTCATGCGGCTCATGGATGGCTAGTTCATGATCTAGTATCGCCGTAGATTCGCACTCGTCATTACGGCATTGGAACTCATAAATTGGCATTATTCGAGCCCAACGTTTTTAGGATGTCCATCTGGAAGTTTCCAGCCTTTACCGTACTCATCGAGCTTCTCGCATATCCGGCACTTCGCATTCTTAATCATTAGACCTCCACACTTTGTGCAGTCTGTAGGCTCTAAGTTTATCGTATCTGCCTGAATATCTGCGTAACCTGCCTTAATGAGTAGCTGCACCAAGTCGCTGAATTTCAAGAAGCTAAGATACTCCGCCGCATCCTCGCCCTGTCCATTCATACGGCAGACCACGATGTTTAACTCACCGTTCTTCTCAGTCCGCTTACGACTCTGGCGCAACCACTCCAACGGCTTGAAGGCTGTCCTCGCCTTCACTTCAATGTCCATAGGGATATTCACTATGTCTTTACCGTTGCCACGCCCCACAGCGGCTCCCTGCCACCATTGCGACAGATAGTCTGCAACAACCCGTTCGGTGCGAAAGCCTCTGTGTTTGCGTGATTGAGATGGCATATCTGGTTATGCCTTCCCAGTGCTAGTTATAGCATGACACTTAGGACAACTCCAAGTGTAGCCCGCTACTGGATTACCGCCTGTGATCACAATGCTCTCCATAGGGAATGGCTCGTTGCATAGGTGGCAGACTGTTGTGATTGAAGGGTAAATAGGTGGATGTACCACCGGAGCATTCATAAGCTCCTTGATAGTCTGAAGCTCCTCATCGCTTGGGAACTTCTCCCATTCACCGTCTTGGTTCATGAATTCTAGTGATCCCATTACGCTAACTCCTCCTCAATAGCCTGAATAGTTGGGCAAGGATAAGTGACTCCTATTTCGTTGTCTTTGTCGCATTCCTCGCAATAGTCGCAGCAATCTTGAGCACAAGGCCAAGGCTTATGCAATTCCATTACTGCACGAAGGGCTGGACCAAGTGCATAGCCAGCATCGAAATCTGTTTGTTCATCTATCTTTGCCAGCAATTCATCGTGGGTCATTACCATTTCCTCTCTTGAGGCTTCCATGCGCCATCTGCGCCAATTTCGTACCAAATAGGGTCTTGGCACTTACGACTAGGCACATTGGTGCAAGAGAAGTTAGCCCAAGGCTTACCGTTCTTGCCTGTACCTGTTCGCCATGCCATATCTTTATTGCATTTGCATCGAGGAATATCCTTGTCGGTGGTAGCCCCTATAATGTCCTTGACGATATTTACTGCCTCATCCACCGTTGCTACAGGCTTTGCCTCTCGAATAATCCAAGGATCGTCTTCTTTTGGAACTGGAACATAAGTTGAGCCGGTCTGACTCATCTTTGCCTTGGCTTCCTCGATGGCTGATTGAGCTGCAGACTTAGCCGCTACCTTGCTCATCTCCTCTCGTGTAGGACGCTTCCCTTTTGTAGCGTAGCCAGCGTTAGCCAGCGCACGACCGATAGCAGACGTCTCACAATTTTCCAATGCGCTCGTTGCATTAACGCCCCTGCCTTGGACAGTTTCCTCAGCGAGTCCGGTTGCCCATACAGGACTTTCCTGAGTACGAAAGACACTAGCCTCAACAATAAAGCGGTTAGCCGAAAACTCAAGTAAGCGCGTAATAATGCGACCTTCTGGGTGATCTTTCCAATACTTGATAAGACGCTCTTCAACTGTCTCATAGTCATCGAGATTAAAGTGCGCCACGGTCGTTGATCTCCTTCAACTTCCAGCCAATAGACTTTAGCTCCCGAAGGATTTGCTCGTTCTGATAGACCGCTGCCTCTGTGAATGCATCTCGGTCTAGCGCTGCCTTCTTAAGATCATCTAATTCCTGCCAGTTAAACATAAAGCTCATTCTCCTCTGTGTGTAGTTGCCCTGCTATTGCGAAATAGGCTGCTCCGTCGATGTAATTATCGACCTTTCCCGTTTCCATACTCCGAGCGAGTTTGACCAATGCCATACAACTTGCCACCTGGTAATCTGTAATAGGCATCTCGAGGAATGCAGACCAAAGTCGTGCAGTTCTGGACATATTGTCGCTTGGGTGACCGTAGTCCATGCCACGGTCTTGGATGATTGCTTTTGCTTCAGTAAGGAAGTCACCGGCGTTCATCGCTTTTCCTTGTAAATTGCGCTCTTGGTCTTATATGCAGACACAACCTCGTCGTACATTTCAGCACGCCCGTCGATGTATCCTTCTTCTTTGCCTGTGTCGTGTCCGATCATGTACCCACCAACTGCGCCAATGGCTAGAAGTAGGAAGATATAGAAGAAGCTCATTTTGCCCTTTCCGTAGCCGTATTTCGACTACATGGGCAACTTTACCTTAGCGGTGAGCGGCGTAAAGCATATTTTGATAACGGTTTGATAACGATTAGCGGTCATGTGGGACTCGAACCCACCACCTCAGCGAGTTACCCGCTGCGCTCTACCCCTGAGCTAACGACCGATAGAGCGGCTGAAGTCACTTTCTTTTCCTGCCATAGACCTTACCGCCTACGATGAATGTTCCATCCTTTTCGATGTGGATGAGATCCACCTGTACGTTCTTTTCATGGACGTACATGATGGCGAAAGCTTGCTGCCAGTTCATTACGCCCTTGGTGTATGACGCCTTACGGGTATCCATAAGATGCCCAGCCTCAACGCCCTGCAGAACACGCCCTACACGCCCCCCTGTAGCCTCTGTGAAGGCTGAACGCCCTGCCCTGTGGGTGTGACCACTAATGACGTTCTTTCCGCGTCTCCTAGCGCCTTCTAGGGCGCTTAAACCGCCTAATGGCTTGATAGGGGTATGATCACCATGGACGGCTATCCAGTTGGGCGCAATAGGCATATCGTCTCGCCAGAACTTAATCCCCAACTCATCGAGCTTGAGGAAGCGCTCAAAGCGCAGTTCCGGCAATGAGCCGAGGGCTGGAATCTTGCTGCTGATTTGGTTATAGAGTCGGTCTGTGTGGTTGCTACGGATCATGTCCGTCACGCCTAACTCCCAGAGAATATCTACTGTCAGGTTACGGTTTTCGTCTAGGGTCTGGGCAAACCAATCTGCCTTACCTTCTGACCATCGCCCTAGCTCCTGCATATCCATCTCGTCACCTAGGGTGACTGTCTGGTGTGCCTTGAATGTCTTGCTAAATCTGATTACATTCCGTACTACTGCCTCATCGTGATAAGGAATCTGTAGGTCTGGGATTATCAGGATTCGCTTCATTAGTCCTCGTCATCGTCCTCGTATGGGATGTTATCTATCTTGTTAGGCAGATTAGGGATAATCCAATCAGGGAACGATTCACGATCTGAGATAAGCCAGAAGATATGCTTCTCGCTAAAGCCAGCGCGTTTTAATGACTTGTAATACTCGTTCAACGCTATTGCATAAGCATCTAGGGCGCTGTAGGTATCGAGGTCAATTACTGGTCGCTTCCTTGCCATGGCTTTATTCTCCCTTATTGAGTAGCAATTCGTAGATTTTATCTACGCGTGTCTCCAGTCGATTAACTTGGTCTTTAATGGATGAACCACTATTGGGCTTGAGTTCCGCTAGATAGTGAAGAATCACGAAGCGGAGAAGAGCAGCCACACCAGTTAGCACCGTCACTATCGCTACCACAATAGCAGCGTAGTCTTGAAGACTCACTTGCGAGGTGTTGCATACCCGAAGACGCCAGCAACGATAGCACCGAGGATTGAACGATAGTCCAATGCGAAGTTAGAAGTAGTTCCCCATACTGCGAGGAATGCGCCGATAGATACGACGGCTGGGTGTTTCATATTCATTGAGTGCCTCCTAGCATCGGGATATTAAAGAATGAAGAATCGTTATCGCCCGCTTTAGTGAAGCTGATATGGCAATGATGGTTATGCGGGTTAGATCCTTTGTAAGTTCTCCAACGCCACCCCAAGCGAGGCGAAGCAATTCGCCCTGCGAATATAACGTAGGCGATGCGCTTATCTCCTGCCTTGGCTGCTCGACGAATCTGATCAGCAATATCGGGCATGAGGTCGGGCTTGCTTGAAGGATGTATATCTCTATCAACGTCAATCGCTCGAACGATACACGTCGCTGGGTCAGGATTGTGGTCGCTAGGACGCGCTGAATGACGTGCGTCGCCAATCCATCCATCGGAGCGGCGATCTCTATCTGGGTAACTATCATCGACCTGCTCCCTTAACTGTTGTCCAGCTTTACAGAGAATGGGCTTCACGAATAGCCTCACAGTCTGAACATTCCCAACGCTTTTTATCGTTAAGCAATAATGATTCATGACCGCATTTAGGTATTGGAGCGATGAAAGCGTCATCTATCGGATCATAGGTATAGCCAATACCAGCAAAGTTATAGCGGATATTGGAATTGTAAGAAGTTTTGACCCAAGTTCCGCCAAGATTCTCCATAAGCCATGAATAGCCTTCGTCACCTGCTGGGTCATTATTATCGCCAACAAGTACGCGCAGGACTTTATTGTTTTCGTCTAGTTCCGCCCAATGGCTCATGCTGCATACCTCACAATAACAATTCCAGAACCACCTGAACGCCATCCGACGTCACCTGCTCCTGCACCTGCTCCGCCGCCTGTATTAGCAGCTCCAACGGTTGAGCCACCTGAGTTGTTAGAACCTGTTCCGCCACCGCCTGCTCCACCTGCAGCGTTAGCACCAGAGCCGAAGCCGCCGCCGCCGCCGGCATAATAACCACTTACGCCAGTCGATGTTGCAGTAGCCCATGATGAATACGCATTAGTACCTGCTCCACCGACTCCGCCAAGGTTTGAGCCGGATGAGTTGCCACCTACTGCGCCCGCACCGCCTCCACCACCTGCGCCATTGACTCCACCAGTGGCGTTACCACCTGCAAAACCTTGTCCGGATGTTCCTGTGCCTGCTCCGCTACCGCCGCGAGCTTGTCCACCACCTGAACCGCCTGAGCCGGATGATCCGGTATAACTTCCACCGTAACCACCACCAATAGCTGCTGAAAGAGAACCGAATGATGAATCAACACCATTAGATCCGCCTGAGCCACCTGCTCCAATGGTTACTGAATAAGAATTAGCCGCTAACGCTTGAGATGCATAATACGCAACACCACCAGCACCACCACCGCCGTCATCTGCAGAACCACCACCGGCAATTACTAGAACGTCTGCAGTAAGAGTGCCACCAGATACTCCGAGAGTACCGTTACCAGTAAAAACTCGATAGTTATATCCACCGGATGTGTAGAGAGTCCCACCAGTAACTACTACTGGTGGCGGCGGAGTACCGAATACACTGACTACGTTATTAAGCAATTGCGCCCACCACGTACCAGTTATTAGTAGAAGTCTGAATTAAAGCGCATGACTTGTATTGGTTCAATACTGGAGAAGCAGCAGTAGCACCAGCAGAGAGGACTGTTACGCCACCTGCGCCTGAGATAGTGACCGCTCCTGCGCCCTTATTGAGTACGGTGATTACTGTGCCGACTGGGAATGCGGTAGTAGCGTTTGTAGGAATAGTAAGAGTAGAGGCAGACGCGTTAGATCGTGTGATGAGCACCTGATACTGGTCTGTGAGGACTGGGGTATAACTTGTGCCTGTCTGGTCGTTGAGGGTGTACGCGACTAGACCGTTATACATGGCAGCCGTTAGTACGTCACCTGTTGTTGCTGGAAATGTTGCCATTATTGTCTCCTAGTAGCCCATGGTACTGACCCCAATTATACCGTAGGTTGAGCTTCCTACGATGAACCCATCGGCAATAGGTTCTAGGGTCGTGATGGTTGCCGTCATTTTGTTTGGTGTTATATCCCACGCGATGCCTTGGCATTGTAGGGTCTTTACAATAGTCGAGCCGTCTGGCTGGACGTTAGTAATCTTGAGGTTATCGAAGTAATCCAAGCCGATCATAGTATCGGTTGGTACTGCTGGGTCTAGTAAGTCCACCACCATCTCGTCAATGCGGATAGTAGTCTCTTTACGAGTTGAGACGTATTCCTTGGCGATGTTAGCGACGATGGTATCTGTCTCGGCTACCAAGTTATCTTGGCTGATTGAGTGAGGAAAATACTTATCTATAGAGGCTTGGTCGCTAGCAGTCTGAGCTGCTCCACCGACTCTAGTAAAGGTGGCTGAGTTGATGATTAGTTTATCGTCGAAGGAATACTTGAGGTTCTTATATGGAATGCCAGTAGTCTGATTAAACTCTGTTGGAGTAGCTGCAAGGCTAGACATGACCTCGGTACGGTTCTTGAATATAGCCGTACCTGAGCCGTCCATATAGAAAGCACCTGTCTCAGAGAACTCAGCATTCTTGATGGCTTCGAGAGATGTGCGAGCAGTCGATGGATCAGCGACGCAAGTGTTAAGCCCTGTAGCGATAGTACGCATAGAGGTTGGGAAGCTCACTTGGTCGAGAATCTTGCCGATGCGTGTGCCGGTATCTTGCCCAGCGGTAGCACTTGCCACACTAGTGATGTTAGCCATCTGGAAGAGGCGGAAACCATCTTGGCAGGTAATATCGACGTAGCCGGTTTCCTGATTGACTGGGTAAGTATATTTATAGTCGGTGACGTAGCCAGAGAAGAGGAAGTGCTGCTCTGTTCCTACGGTGGCAGAGATACGCACCTTACGTAGAGGGCTGAGGTAGCCATAGTAAGGCGATGAGGTGTTCTGAGGGTTAAAGTATGAGAGAGGGTCTAGGACGCCTCGTAGGTATCGCGCTGGATATTGCGACCACGACGAATAGAGATTTGATAAACGTCGGGAGTGAGATCAACTACTGGGGTAACTACAGAGGACTCACCAAGGCGAGAGACTCCGAGGACACCGTTCTTAGCGTCACCGATTACAAAGCCAGTCCCGAAGGTCGCTCCTGAGCTATAGTCGAACGAGACGGCTATCTGCGCTGGTAGTGCCATTAGCCAAACATTCCAGCGATGCGACCAATGTCGGATGGCTTACCTGAAAGGCTGTTAAGTTGCAGACCGTTCTGAACTGCTGCTACCAAGTCCTGCTCTGATAAAACTGAACCCTGAACCGTTACATATACGTCACCGGCTGCGGTTGCACCTGCTCGACCTGTTACTGCTCCGGATACTAGATCCTGAACTGTTGGGCTAAGGCTAGGGAATGACTCGCCTCGACCAAGTGAACCACCTGTAGCAGTAAGAGCCAAGGTAGCCTTCAAGCGATCAGTAAATCCGGTGAGCCATGTATCCCAACCCTTGAATGGGTTATTAGCGTCTGGAAGGGTTGCCAGCCATGTCTTTAGTTTGCCGGTAGAGTCAATAGAGTCTGCCAACTTGCCAGCGAGGTCTGCCGCTAGCTTATCGTTACCTGTAAGTAGAGCCATCTGCAAGTTAAGGCGTAGCTTCTCTTCTTCGCTAATCTTGCCCTGTAGAGCTGCGACTATGCCAATCTTCTCAATATCGAAGAGTGCGCTTTGCTTCTTGGTTGCCGCCTGCTTCTGTAGTTCTTTAGTGTTCTTCTCTTGAGCCTTGAGTAATTCCTTAGCGCGACGTGCGGCTTCCTGCTCTGCCTTCTTACGTGCCGCCGCGGCTGCTTTACCTGCCGTTGTCATGTTGTAATTGTCAATAGTAGAAGCGCCTGTAGCTGGGTTCTTAAGCGCCTGCCAGTCGGCTTCCATGGGATTAAGTCCGTCTTTGTTTTTGCCATGACGTAGCCAGTTTTTAGGTTTCATCAACCATTGAATAGAAAAGATGAAAAACGATACGCTGTCAATAAGACCAGTTAAATATCCGGTAATCTTGTCAATAAACTGTCCTAGACCTTCTGCAGACGTTGAACTTGTAAGTGTCATAATAGCATCTACGAGAGAGCCACCTATTGCCTCTGCTGCATTAGCAGAAGCGACTTTCAGAACGTCCATTTTCCCTGCGTAAGTCTGCAGATAGGCGGCGCTAGATCCTTGGAATTGTTCATTGAGTCGTTCTTGAACGTCTAGAAACTTCATAGATTTTAACTGAGTCTGAGATAGACCCAAGTTATATTTCTTGAGTCCCTTAGTGTTGCCTACGTAAGCGTTTGCCAAATCTTGAACTACTGTAGTAAGGTCAATTCCGCTTCCACGACTAACGTCGATAGCAAGGTTAAGAAGTTCTTGGGACTTTATATTTGAGCCAGTCGTGGTGAGCAACGCCTGAAACGCCGGACGAAGGTAGTCATCTAAAACTCCCGAAGTCTTTTCAAGGTCTGAGATAAACGCTGTGATATTGCTTTGCTCAAACCCTAGACCAAGGTTCTTTACTGCATTGTTAAGGCGTGTAGCAGCTGCCTCATCTTCCGCAAAAGCATTAACTGCCTTCTTGCCAAACGACACAATAGCAGCAGCGCTTAACGCCACCCCTATAGTTTTGCCTAAGCTCTTAGCAGAACTTTCGAGACCCTTGAATCCTTTATCTGCCTTCTTAAGTCCAGAAGCATCGAGGATGGTTGCAATTCTTACTGCTAAATCTGTGTTTGCCATTATGCCGCCCTCTTAGCCGCTATTACTACGTTATTAACTGATTTCTCAATCGCCTTTAATACTTTCGCATTCACTTTGCCTTGATCCTCACCCCAAGCGCGAAAGATAAGGCGTCCATTCATTTTACGGCTAAGGCGTCCTGATTGACCCTGTGCGCGTTGAGCTTTATACATTTCACCCATCGCTCCAATAAACTGCTTTCCAGCGTTAGGATTTCCGGATTGACTATATCCTTTATCGCTGCTTCTTACTTTGTAATCAGCGCGAGCAAAAGGGGTTCCTGCATTTGCGTAATGCTGTACGGACGGAGCCCAAGGGCGTCCTTCCATTCCTGATTTACGTCCTGCGGTTTCATAGATTGCTCCAGCTGCGCTCTTATTGTAGATAGCAGCTAGAGATCTAAAGCCTTTTCTATTTGGCTTAGAAGGTGCAGCAGAGAAGGTGATCCCTCTTCTAATTGTTGCAGCATCATAGCGTCTAGCGCTTTCACCCCATAAACCTTGATGGCTAGCCCAGCCTGAAAGCGGAGCTTCACTAGGTACGAACCCTCTAGCCTTGTTGGTGATAGAACGAAGAAGTCCTGAGATTTCCTTTTGGCTTTCCTTGGCTAAATCAGGCGCAAGTATTTTTAACGCTTTACGAAGTTCGAGCGCGCCTGTTACCTCTGCTGGCATTCTCTCGCTCCTTCGCTAGATCGTTTAATACTTGAATGTGAGCCTTAAACGCCATAGGGCTAAGGTTCACTATTGACTCGAACGGTACTCCGTACTCATACGACAGACGCGCTGCCGTATAAGTAACAGAGTTCCGCTCTAGCCTAAAGGGTCAGACTCTAAGACCTCGACCCCTTTAATTGTCTCTAGGAACTTCTCACCGAATGGTGGGACGGTTTCCCCAGAGCGACGGATTGCTTCCCAGCACAACCAATAAACGTCAGATTGCTTCTGATCCTCTATTAGTGCCTTGTGAAAGCCCTTCTTGGCAAACTGCTCAAACGAATACTCGATGAGCGGAGTAATCTCAAACTCACTTACTGAGTTGTCTGCCCTTGTTACTTTTAGCTTTGCCATTCTTTGCCCCTTTGTTTTGTTATTAAGCTGTTGTAATTGCGATTGTACCTGATACGTTCCAAGTTACAGACTGTGTTGAAAGGTCTGCGACTGAGCCGTTAATGTCTGTGGTGTTGTTCACCAAGCAGGTCATAGAGTAAAGA